GGCGATATATCCGTGAGGAAATCAAGGCATATCTCAGGTCGATGTATCAGGATTGGGACGAAACAAAATTGATTTATAGGAAGGGATAACATGCTCAACAGTGTATGCCTGATGGGCCGATTGACAGCCGATCCGGAACTGAAAAGCACACAATCGGGGGTATCTGTGTGCAGCTTCCGCATCGCGGTGGACCGCACCTATACCCCCAAGGGCCAGGAAAAACAGACCGATTTCATCAACATCGTCACCTGGCGGAGCACGGCCGAGTTCGTCAGCCGGTATTTCCGCAAGGGCCAGCTCGTCGCGGTGCAGGGGTCGATCCAGACCAGCCAGTACACCGACCGGGACGGCAACAAGCGCACCGCCTTCGACGTGGTGGCGGACAACGTATTCTTTGCCGAGAAAAAGGCCGAATCCGGCGAAACCAAGCAGGGGGCAGGGTACGATCATAGCCCGGACATTCAGGGCGATTTTGAGGAGATTATCAGTCCGGATGAACTTCCGTTTTAAGGAGCAAAAACATGATTGAACTGCTATCCAACACAGGCTTTATCATGTATTCAAAAAAGGCTGCCAAGCTGTTTGGGGTGAACGGAGCCATCCTCCTTGGCGAGTTGTGCGCCAAATATCAATATTGGCTCGACAATGGAGGGTTATTGGAAAATGAGGGATGGTTTTTCTGTACCCGCGAAGATATAGGATCGGACACGATGTTGTCTCCTTTCCAGCAGCGGGAAGCCATGCGGGTGCTGACGGAAAACGCCGTCCTGGAAACCAAGCTGATGGGGATGCCGTCCCGCACATACTACCGTATAAACGCCGATGTGCTTTACACCATGATGTCAAGAAACTTAACACCAAGGCATCAAGAAACTTTACACCATGATATCAAGAAACTTGACACTACTAAGAAAGAGACTAAGAAAGAGACTAAGAATGTATTACCCCCTATACCCCCGGAGGCTAACCTGTTCGATAGGTTCTGGGATGCATATCCGAAAAAGGTTGCGAAGCCTGTGGCGGAAAAGGCATTTCAAAAACTCAATCCATCCGAAAAGCTGTGGAAACGGATCATATCTGACGTTGAAGCGCGGAAAACTTCAAGAGACTGGACAAAAGACGGAGGGCAATACATACCGAACCCGTCCACGTATCTCAATCAAAGGCGATGGGAGGACGAAATCCAGACAGTAAAAGCAAAAGAAACCTCCATGGACCTGTCCGCCTATGAGGACATGGTATCCGGATATATCCCGGTTTATGAGAGGGATGTGAGCGGATGACCTACACCATACCGGGTATACCGCCGAGTAACAACGAATACATAGGCCGGACAAATTACCGAGAATACCAGCGGGCCAAAAAGATGTGGGCGGAACGGATCGCGTTATGCTGCCGTCCAAAGCCACGGAACCCTTTGCCCCGTGCCCGTGTGGTACTGACGTACTATTTTCCTGACAGGAGGCGCCGGGATCCTGACAATTACAGCGGGAAAATGCTCCTGGACGGCCTGAAATCGGCCGGGATTATCGAGGACGACAGCTTTAACCATATCGAGCTTGTCTTGCGGTGCGGACTGGACAAAGCCGACCCGCATGTGGAAATTGAGGTGACACCATGTTAAGCATAATCAAGCGTATATTTGGATACTGCCCCGGGTGTGGGCGATGGTTCCGTACCGGAGTAAAGCGCCGGAGGCAAAGTACGGCCTATGTTGACGAGGAAAGCAATTATGTCACATGCTGCCCGGAGTGCTTCGATGAAATCGAAGAGCACTGGGGCGATATGTGGGGCGACTTTTATTCAGGGTTATTGTGATAGGAGGACAAAATGAGCAACAAAATAAAAGAGTTGATTGACCGGCTGCGGTGCCCAAAAATTCAAAGCTGTCCAGTTGATACAAATAGGCTGTCATGCAGCCAGTGCCGGAAAAGCTTACACAATGACGCCGCCGAAGCCCTGGAAAACCTGGACGCACAGTTGGATGCTTGTGTTGCCGAAGATATCAACAAAACGCGGGAAAACGAGATATTGTTATCGGCCCTGACCAAATGGGGAGCCGGGATGCAAACTGTGATGGTGTTTGAGGAGATGGCCGAGCTGCAAAAAGAGTTGTGCAAAAGTCTGAGGGGCAAGGATAACCGGGGGTACATAGCCGAAGAAATCGCGGATGTCCGGATCATGCTTGATCAGATGGTGATTTTGTACGACTGTGCCGAGGATGTGGATACATGGCGTAAGGTAAAGCTGTGGCGTCTGGAAAAAAGATTGTCGGATAAAACGGCGCTAGGAGGTGTCGAGGATGGGAATTAACCAGGGGCTGTACACAAGCACAACAGACTTGTGGGAGACGCCACAAGATTTTTTTGACGGGTTGGACACAGAATTTTGCTTTGAGCTTGACGTATGCGCCTTGCCGGAAAACGCCAAGTGTGACAAGTACTATAGTCCCGATGACGACGGGCTGGCACAGCCATGGGAGGGTGTCTGCTGGTGCAACCCGCCATACGGGCGGCGGATTGGGGCATGGGTAGCCAAGGCGGCACAAAGCGCGGCGGACGGGGCTACCGTGGTAATGTTATTGCCCGCCCGGACGGATACGCGCTGGTTCCACGGCTACATATACGGCAAGGCCGAGATCCGGTTTTTGCGGGGGCGGCTAAAGTTTGGGGGATCAAAAAACAGTGCGCCATTCCCGAGTATGGTTGTTGTATTTCGCGGAGGAGAGAGCCCATGAATGAACTGAAGCCACGCCCGTTTTGTGGGAGCTCAAAAGTGTTCTTTACGCCTGATGAGGAACAGCAGATTGACTCCACCACCACCGGATTTATTTGGTGCCATGGGTGCGATTTTTCGAGCGATAGCTTTTACAGCAGAAAAATAGCCATCGAAAAGTGGAGCAGGAGGGTTGACAATGGCTGATTGTAAAGCATGGATTGTGCGCGAAAATGGAGAACCCTATGCTGCGGTTGTGTTTGCTGAAACTAGAGGTAAAGCACGTGCTTTGGCACAGTTAACCGACGCTTGCGACTACGTAGATTTTGTAAACATCGAAGTCCGCAGAATTAAAGACGCGGATAAATACTACAAGCCTGGAAAACGTGAGCTTGATTGGGATAACGCCGACGACCGGATTGCGCTCGTCAAAGATTGCGGTTTTGCTTGTGATCATGAATTTAGGAACATGGACAAATGCGCGGTCTGTCCGGCAAAAGACTTCTGCGATAAATTTTTGGAAAGTGAGAGGACAGACAATGGCTGAGTACATAGAGCGGGAGGCGTTGTTATCGCATCAGTATAATAAGAGCTGGTCACGTGATCCACAATTTGCGGAGATGGTTGTTGACGTGGAGAATATCTATGACGCTCCCGCCGCCGACGTGGTGGAGGTACGGCATGGGCGGTGGGATGAGGTATACGGATCGGACACCATTAGGTGCTCTTGCTGCCGAAAACGACTGGATGCTTATTATGCGGATGGCGTACCGTTTTTCGAGCCGGATTACTGCCCAAACTGTGGGACGAGGATGGACGGAGGGAATAGAAATGGGACTGATTGACGCAGACAAAGTAAACCCATCGGACGTATTTGTTGGAATAAGCGATTTTGCCGCGGACTGCCGAAATGCGGTGGTTAAGCTTTTGGCGGCACAACCAACCATCGACCCCATCCATGCGGCGGGCGGATGTTATTGCCGGGAATGCAGAAGCCTGTACAAAAGCATTGATCCGTTTAACGGTCATGTATCGTACAGGTGTAGCAATCCGTATGGGCTTCAAGGCCACGTGCTTCCACATTTTTATTGCGTTCATGGATTTAAGGGGGAGGAGGAACAGCCGGAACCGCCAAAGGAGGCAGAGAAAAACCATCACCTGTATAGTAATGTCGCTCCAAAGCCAGGAGGGCCGTTTAGCTTATATTGCGAGTCGTGCAAATGTTGGGTTCCGAACACGGCAAACGCAGAGATGCGCAAGGAAGGGTTATATGCTCATAGTCATTAGTGCAAGGACGTATTATGTTATATTCTCAACGTATAGATCAAGGAGGCCACACCATGATGATGCTTATCGACGGGGTTGTCACCCACTGGATGTCCCTTCCGGAACCGCCAAAGGAGGAGGCAAAATGACGAATAGAAATAATGATCCCAACCATGTTGTTGTTGATTTGGATTTACGTAGCATGGAAGATAAGGGGTCCCGCATGAAAAAAGCAGAGAAGCCCCGTATATGCGATATATTGGATGTCGAGGTTGGAGAATGGTTCCGCATCCATTATCCGAAAGGTACCACAAATCCGCTATACATCAATGCGGAAGGGCTCGTGGAACGAACTTCTGGGAAGGATAGGAACCGGAAGAACATCGGAAATTCTGTTGCCTGGGCTATCGAACATCCAGAATCAGTGGAGAAGGTGCCCCGATTCTCCGCGGCGGATATTGAAGACGCGATGACAATTTTGCGGTGGTATCCACAATCTGAGGCTGTTTATAGAGATATACAAGGAGGACTAATCATCTGTGACAACAATCATGCCGTTCAAGAGATTTTAAAACCCAACGTTCATGTTCTGCCGTCCATTCGCCCCGGAAAACATGTTTTGTTGCAGGAAATTGTAAAGGGGGCCACGCCATGATGATATTTGCCGATGGCACTTGTCCCAAATGTGGCGGTCACACATATAACCGCCAGGGCGGGCCGCTTACATGCCCTAAGTGTGGATGGACAGCTGATCCCAAAACCTGGGAGGACGATATGCGCAGGGTGATGGATACGCTGGGTAAAACGATAGATACTTTTTTGGCTAATTATGAGGAGGCCACACCATGATAATATCCGCACCAATCCTGTCGGTCTGGCTCGCCTCTATCGGAATGGCCTTTATGGTTGGGTGGTGTGCTAGGCGTGATTGATAATAGCTGCCATTATGAGCGCTGCCCGTGGAGGACACCGGACGGTATACGGGTTGTGTGTACATGCGGCGGGTGCATGGAGCCACAGAAACGGGCACAGATGGACGCCGAATATAATGCAGCGCATAAGCGGGAACAGCTGAGACGCATGGTTGAGGAGGGACAGGATGACGGAAGAGAGGCTTGAACGGTTCATCGGGCTAAAACAGGAGGCGTCCGCTCTAAAACTCCTCCTGGACGACACTCTTAAGCATGGCCCGGTTATGACAACGGATGCGGTGACTTCGGCTGCGGAGTTTCCCTTTTCAAAGCATACCGTTGTTGTGTCTGGCCTTAATCTGGGCGAGTATCAGGAGGACGTTGATATGCTCGCCTCGAGATGGAGGGCCAAGCGGAAGGCCATACTCGACGAGCTCGTTTTTCTGGAAAACTACTTAGATACCGTATCCGACCCCAAAATCCGGGCTATCATGCGGTATCGGTACGTCCTGGGGTGGGGTTGGCAAAAGATCAGTTTTCGGTTTGGGTGGTCGGATGAGACTACGTCCCATAAAAAGATTCAAAAATTCTTATCCGATTCCGGTTTTTCCGGTTTGGACGATTTATAATACTATCGTGGAAATCTATACAGAGGGCGTCCCATGTGGGGCGTCCTCTTTGTTGTGGCGGATTAGAGAAGCAGTATCTCACCGGCCTCATAAGTCGGAGAACGCTGGTGCAAGTCCAGCATCCGCAACCAAATGCCAAAGCCGACAGCGTACAGGGCTGAAAGCCAGTATTTCCGCAAGAAATTGGCAGGCGCGTCGACTAAGCTCGACAATAGCACCAGAGCCCGTCGGCAGGCCCCTACTCCATGGGAACTGGAGGGTGTAACGTCGCCCCACAAAGCAGGCGTGACAGCCGGGAGAGACCGGCATATCTGAATCTATATCCAGATATGTATTGTTGTTGTGCCGGACATAATGGCCGGCGGATGGGTAGGCGGGAACACAAAAAGCGAGGTGGGCGGATGACAACCATACGAGCAAGGCTTCCAGATACGATCGGCGCATTGAAAATTGAGGTGATGGCCGACTTGCATATCGGGGATGCGCATTGTGACCTCCCTCTCATCCGCGAACGGCTGAAATCCGTGCAGGAAGAACCGGACACAGCCCTCATCCTCAACGGAGATATCCTCAACAACGCTACCAAGACCAGCGTGTCGGACTGCTACAGCGAGGTACTGCCCCCGATGGAGCAGATCCAGAGGGCGGTGGAGCTGTTCGAGCCGGTGAAGGACAGGATACTGGCCGTCACCACTGGAAATCACGAGCGGAGGACCTACAACAAAGAGGGCATTGACCTCATGGAGGTGTTCGCCCGGCAGATGGGTTTGTATGACCGGTTTGCCCCTGGCGCGGCGCTGCTGTTTGTTAGCTTTGGACGGTGCAGCCGCCGGAAATCGGATGGGAGGCCCATGACCTATTCGTTGTATATCAACCACGGGTCCGGAGGCGGGAGAAAGGAAGGAGCCAAGGCGATCCGTCTGGCGGATATGGCCAGCATCGTGGACGCGGACGTGTATATCCATTCCCACACCCATTTGCCGATGGTGATGAAACAAGGCTTTTACCGCACCTGTGAGGCAAACCGGAGCGTTGCGCCGGTATCCAAGCTGTTTGTCAACACGGCGGCGGCCCTGGACTATGGGGGATACGGGGAAATCCAGGAGTACAAACCAACCAGCAAGGACACGCCTGTAATCTACCTGGACGGACACAAGAGAGGGATGACGGCAAGGCTATGAGGATTTACATATCCCATCCCTATGGCGGGGAGCCGGGAAACAAGGCGGAAATCGAGCGGATTGCCGAGGCGCTGGCCGTAAAAGATAAGGCCAACATATATATCTCCCCTATACATTGCTTCGGCCATCTCTATGACAAGGTGGACTATCTGCATGGTCTGGGGATGTGCCTGGAGCTTCTGAAGGTGTGCGACAAGATGCTGGTATATGGAGACTGGGAGCACAGTACCGGATGCAAGGCTGAAATCGACTACTGTAAGACACACGGAATCCCGTATGTATTGCATTGCGATCCCAAAAAAATAAAGAGCGGCCGATAAGGCCGCCCTGGATGGATTACCAAGGGATGTCGCGTAGTTTATTTAGCTCCACGTAGCCAGACGGGGTATTGATGTCAACAAGCAGTGGGTTTTCGTTTGGCCCGTCTGAAATGGGGCAATGCCTTCCGTGGGCGTCATAAATTTCCGGCATTCCGTCGTTTGATTCGGATACCTCGTAACCACTGGGAAGGGAATATTCCGCGCGGCTTATCCATTCGCGGGAAATGGTTGGCTCGGATAAGGTATGCTTTGCCGGCGTGCCGAGCTGGTAATAGTCCATGCCTTTTACCGTGTAGATAATGACGTTCATGTTTTGACCCCCTTTAGATGATACTCGCGGGATGATATTCGATTTGCTCGTCGTTGGGATGGGCGGAGTTCCAGGCTTCCGCGATGTCGTAGCAGGACACATGGGCATCCTTGCAGATTGTAAAGACGCCGTTTCCACCAGGGGCGTTGAGAAGAGTGTTGCAGAGTGTCACGGCTTCGTTTCTCGACAGGGCGGAAGCCCAATGCTTTTTGACGGCCAGGATCAGAGCTTGATACAAAGCATCCACACAGGCGATGATTTCCTCCTCCGAATCTTCGGCGCGAGGGGCGGAATAGAGGGCGCTCATGCCTGCCTGGGTAAAGGATTCGCCTGCGTCCCAACTAGATTGGTACGACTTGATGATATCGGAATCCTCGTCGTTGCAAAGCTGGACAGCCGCAAGGGACAATTCGCTTCCATAAACTTCTTCCATTTTGTTCAGTACGTTCATCTTTGACACACTCCTTTGATTTGTAAATACCGCATATGTGATAAGCTGCTGTAAGTATGTGGGAGGCTCGCTTGCCCCTCTGGACCAGTTTTCGATGCTGCGAAGCGGGATCCCGTATTCGGCGGCGAAATCACGCTGAGACATATTTGCGGCTGAGATCGAGGACTTGATCGGATTGGATGCAAACAAATAAATCGCTTTGAGGTCATCCGGGTGTATGCTCGGGTTATTTGCTATAAAGGATTCGAGGTCTCTGCAATTCTTTGCCGATTCATATAGGCGGGAGTAGATTTTATATGTCATGTTCTCCAGCTCCTTCATTTTTGTCTGTGACTACAGTGTACCACCAAATTGGTGGAAAATCAATTGGCAAAATAACCAAATAGGTGGAGATGGAAATGTGAATGCCACTAAATCAGTGGTGATATAGGAGGTGAGCGGATGAAGCTGACAGCAAAACAACAGGCATGGATCGATTACTACAAGCAGGGTCATACCGCCACCGAGGCGGCGAGGCTGGCGGGATATAAGGCTAAGAGCGACAAAGCGTTTCAAAACATCGGCTCCGAAAACTTGGGGAAACTTGGGGATTACATCAAAGACCGGGATGCCGTGCTAGAGGCCCCCAGGATTGCCGACATGGCAGAGATCAACGCCTTTTGGACGGAGGTTCTGCGGGATGAAGAAGCCGACATAAAAGACCGCTTGAAGGCGTCAGAACTGCGGGCTAAGGCTGCGGGTGGCTTTGTGAGCAATGTGACGCTGACCGGCTCCATACCGGTGGTGATCTGCGGCGATGAAGAGCTCAAATAAGATATACCTCCCGGACGTTGTGGGCGGAGGGTATGGGGATTTTTGGCGGTGCAAAGCCAGGTATCGGGTGCTGAAAGGGAGCAAGGCGTCGAAAAAGTCCACCACTACGGCGCTCAACCATATATGGCGGATCATGAAATATCCGGGCAGCAACCTTTTGGTGGTGCGTAAAATTGGTGACACCCACCGGACATCCACCTTTGCGCAGCTTAAATGGGCGATACAAAAACTAGGGGTATCCGATTATTGGAGGGCCACCACCTCCCCGTTGGAGCTGACCTATATACCTACGGGACAAAAGGTATTGTTCCGGGGCTTTGACGATCCGCTCAAGCTGGCATCCACTACGGTTTCCACCGGCTCGTTGTGCTGGGTGTGGGTGGAAGAGGCGTATGAAATCGACAACGAGGACGCCTTCGACCTGTTGGACCTGTCTGTCCCGCGCGGGAACGTGTCCCCTCCGCTGTTCAAGCAGACCACGCTGACCTTTAACCCGTGGAGCGAGCGCCACTGGCTGAAAAAGAGGTTTTTTGATACACCGGCGGACAATGTGGCCTGTTATAGCACCGACTACCGGTGCAATGAGTTTTTGGATGCGGCTGACCTGGCAATCTATGAGAGGATGCGCCGGGAAAACCCACGGAAATACGCCGTGGCGGGGCTTGGGAATTGGGGTGTGGCGGACGGGCTGGTCTATGATCGGTGGGAGGTCCGGGATTTTGACATCGACAAAGCCCGGAAAATCCCCCTCATCCGGTCGGCGTTCGGCCTGGATTATGGGTATACCAACGATCCCACGGCGTTTTTCTGCGGCCTGATCCATGTTCCCAGGCGACTGCTGCTGGTATATGACGAGTTTTACGAGCGAGGGATGAGCAACCGGGACATCTGCGACCGCGTGGCCGAAAAGGGCTATGGCAAGGAGCGGATCATCGCGGACAGCGCCGAGCCCAAGAGCAACGACGAGCTGCGGTTCCTGGGGCTGCGGATACAACCTGCCGCTAAGGGCCGGGACAGTATCCTCAACGGCATCCAGTATATCCAGGACTACCGGATCGTGATCCATCCGCGCTGCGTCCACTTTGCGTCCGAAATCAGCAGCTACACCTGGGACAAGGACAAAGAGGGCAACCAGATCAACAAGCCGATTGACGATAATAACCACCTGATGGACGCGATGAGGTACGCCCTGGAGCCGTATATCCGGCGCAGGGTCACGGACCCGCCGCCAAAAAGGCGGGGTACCCCGACCGGCGTTACAGCGGGAGATATGCGGGGAGGATGGGATGTATGAGCATAGCCACAGTATTGATAGCGGCCGCCGGATGGATTCTGGCGGCGTTTTTATGCGGCCTTGCCGTGGGCCGGGAGAGGGGCCACCCGAAGACGGAAAAGCCGGGAAAAATCCCGCACGGCGCGAAAACAACCGCCATAGCGCCGGAGGAAAAGGCCCTGCGGGAATGGCGGAATTTTTTAACCTACGACGGCACGGAGCAGTCCGGGCCTGTCGAATAAAACGCCCTTACCATGGGCGGAAGGAGCATTAGACATGGACGAGACAATCATGCAACCGGCGGAAGCCCTACCAGAGGCGGAACCCGCAAGCACAGCCACCGCAGCAGCGGAACCCACGGACGAGACCGGGGAGGCGGCGGACACCACACCGGCCGCTGACACGGAGCAGGACGTGCAGCCCGGAGACGGGCAGCCAATCGTAATCCCTGTACGGTACAACCACGAGAGCCGGGAGCTGACGCTCGAAGAGGCGCAGGCATTGGCTCAAAAGGGGCTCAAATTTGACGAGCTGTCCCCAACGCTGGACAAGATCCGGTATTTGGCGGCGGCGAACCAAAAGAGCGTACAGGAGATGGTGGACGCCCTGGTGGATGGCCAGGACAAGCAGCTCTATCAATCCATACTGGAAGAGTGCGGCGGGAACGAGGCACTTGCAAAACGGCTGTATGAGGCCGAAAAAGACAAGTGGAGCGCCCGGTACGCCAACGCCAGAGAAGAGGAATCCAAGGCTCCGGAAAAGGACAAGGCGGGCCTGACGGAACGGCTGGCCAATGAGTTTGTGGAGCTTAAGGCCGAATTCCCGGACGTGGCGGAATTTAAGCAGGTCCCGCAGCCGGTAGTGGACATGGCAGTCAATAAGGGAATTTCCCTGACCGACGCATATCTCCGCTACCAACACGCCAATGCCAGGAAGGCATCGGCTGCCAAAGCGGCACAAGAAGCAGCGTCAAAAGCATCCCCTGGTCCCCAGGCCGCAGGGTCGGGAGAAACCGCAAACCCCACAATCGAGGCGATGATGGCGGGGGTTTGGAAATAAAGAAAGGATGACAACAGAAGATGGCACTCAATACTCTTGATTTTAACTCTAAACTGTCCGGGGAGCTGGATAAAGTTCTGATACAGAAAGCGGAAACAAGCTTCCTGGCCGATAACGCCATGAGAGCGAAATTTGTAGGCACGCGGAACGTGCTGATTCCTGACCTGGATATGCAAGGTCTGGGTGATTACGACAGAGACGACGGTTTCAACAAGGGCTCTATTACTGTGGATCAGAAATCCTATACCCTGACCATGGACCGGGGCCGTTCCTTCCAGCTTGACCGCGAGGACGAGGACGAAACCGGCGTGGCGAATCTGGCCGGGCAGATCCTTAGCGAGTTCGTTCGGACGAAGGTTGCCCCTGAGATGGACGCCTATGTTCTGTCTAAGCTGGCTACCACTGCCATCACCAATACTCATACCGTGACGGACAGCTCTCCGTCCACAAAGATTTATTCCTTGTTCCTGAAAGCTCTCAACGGAGCGCAGGATGCCGCCGGATACACCGAGGATTTCGTTTGCTTTGTCGATCCCACAGTGTGGGGGTACATGATGTCCACTACGGAGATCACACGGCAGATCAACGTCAGCAATTTCAAGAAAGGCGGCATGGATTTCCAGGTAAAATCGATCAACGGTACGCCCATCATCCCCGTGGCGGCGAATCGAATGAAAACGGCGTTCACCTTCTACGACGGCAAGACCGCATCTGACGGCGCGTCCTCGAATCCGACCCCGGATCAGCGCCCCGGCGGTTTTGCTCCCGCTTCCGGAGCGAACAACATTGGGCTGCTCGTTTTGCCGAAGAAGGCGGCCATGCTGGTCAAGAAATCCGAGCGTATGCGCACGTTTGAGCCTAACACCAACCAGAGCGCGGACGCTTATCTGTTCCAGTATCGGCTTTATTACGACCTGTTTGTTCGCAATTCCTACAAGGACACGATCTTCGTGTACAAATACTGATTCAAAAGCAGAAGGGGGAAATAGGCGGCTTCTATATGCTCCCGAAGGCGCATGAGCCGGATGGGGGAACGGAGGAATGGACATGGACCGCAAACCGTGGGAACCGGAACAGGTTTTTGGCGAGTATGAATCCGGGAGAAATTTTAAGGCTGGATTGGGCAGGCGCGGCCTGTATGAACAAGGGAAGATCAACGAGCGCTTCTATGTGGGCGATCAATGGCACGGGGCCCAGTGCGGAAACGAGCGCCCCCTGGTGCGCCATAACGTCATCAAGCGGATAGGCGATTACAAAATGGCGGTCATCAGCTCCAATCCCGTGACGGTCAACTATTCGGTGGAGGGTGTGCCCAACACCGTGGCGATCCGCGACCGGGCACGGGAGGAACGGGACCGGTATGCCGGTGAGCAGAGGACGCCCATGGACGCGATGGGTTTGCCGCCGGAGGAAGAGACTGCCGTGACCATGTCTTCCCTTACTGACTATTTCAAAACCACGGCGGAAAGGGTCAAGCTGGACGACCTGAAGGAGCAGGCGCTTCGCAACGCCTATATTTCAGGTTCCGGTGTGCTGTATACCTATTGGGACGACCGGATCCAGACCGGGCTATACGCGGACGAAAGCGGCACTACGCCCATTACGGGCGACATCGCCTGTGAAGTGCTGGACATCGAAAATGTGTATTTCGGGGACCCGAACCTATACGAGCTTCAGGAGCAGCCGTATATCTTGATTGCCCAGCGGAAAAGCGTGAAGGAGCTCCGCCGTGAGGCAAGGCGCAACGGGAGGCCGGTATCCGATATCGAGGCCATCAAACCAGACCGGGATACCGGACATATGGCGGGGGACCGCTCGGACGACGAGCCGGAGGAAACCCGGAAGGCCACGGTGATAACAAAGTTTTGGAAGGAATGGGACAAGGACGGCGCCTGCCGTATCCTGGCGGCTGTGGTGGTTAAGGGCGCGACAATCCGCGCGAAATGGGACACCAAACTCCGTCTGTACCCGCTGTCGGTATTCCGTTGGGAGCGGCGGCGGAATTGTGCCTATGGGGAGAGTGAGATCACCTATCTCATCCCGAACCAGATTGCGATCAACCGCATGATTACGGCCAGTGTGTGGGCGGTCCTGACGTTAGGTATGCCGATTACCCTAGTCAACAAAAACATGATCCCGTATGCCACTGTCACAAACGATCCGGGACAGATTCTGGAAGTGGAAAACATCGGGACGGGCGAAAGCATCGGGAACGCCCTTGGATATGTCAACCCGCCAAACTTTTCCCCGGCGTTTGACAACAACATCACCTCCCTGATATCCAACACCCTGTCTCAGTCAGGGGCCAACGACGCGGCGCTGGGGGATGTCAGGCCGGACAACACGTCGGCGATCGTCGCCGTCCGGGAAGCCGCCACTATGCCGATGCAATCGGTGCAAAACCGGTTTTATTCCTTTATCGAGGATGTGGCGCGGGTATGGGCGGACATGTGGGTGTCGATGTACGGAAAGCGGCAGCTCAAAATCGAGGATGAAAACGGAATATGGTATCTTCCTTTTGACGGCCAAAAATACCGTGATTTGCTCATATCCACTAAGATTGATGTGGGAGCGTCCACGATGTGGAGCGAGATACAGAGCGTCAAGACGCTGGATAACCTGCTGGCATCCCAGATTATCACGCCGAGGCAATACCTGGAACGGCTGCCAAAGGGTTCGGTGCCGAACCTGAGTGGGCTGATCCGGGAGATGCAGGAGGCAGAGCGAGCGGCGGAACTCGCGGCGCAACAGGGCTCCATGGGACAAGGTTCCATAGGGCAGGGAGGCGTGGATGCGCAGTCGGTGATTGACGGGCTTTCACCGGAATACCGCGCGGTGTTCGACGCCGCTTCGCCGGAAGAACAGGCGGCCTTGCTGGCTCAGATAGGGGTGACGGCATGAAAACGGGAATGGACATCCTGAGACGGGCCATGAATCTGCTGGGGTATACCAATGCGTCCGGTGAGATTGACGCCGGGCTGTCGGCGGAGCTGTATCGGCGGGGCTTGGAAACCGTCAATCAGATCTACGCGGAGGTCTGGCCGCTTGAAAAAAGCGGGGAATTTCAACCCTTGACATCGATAGGGCAGGAGATCCCCTTATCCACGGATGCCGTGGAGACGGTGATGCCGTATGGGGTGGCGATGATGCTCGCCCAAGCCGACGGGGATGGGGCCAATCAGCAGTTTTACGCGGCCTTGTATCAGCAAAAACGCAATTATGTGCATCGCCCGGCAAAGCGCAGGGGCGATGTGCTGCCGGTAGTATGGGAGGACTGACATGAGGATCCCGAAAATGCCGAAAAGCAATCAATACCGTGTGTCTGTCCCGGCCCTGAACGGGGGCGTGAACCTGAACGATGCGCCGAACCTGGTGGAGGACAACCAGCTCACCGCTGTTTTGAATATGTGGTGGAAGGATCAGGCGTTGCGGACCAGGGCGGGGCTTGCGACCACCGTGGAGCGTTCGTTCCATATTCAGACGTCCGGCATGGGCGATTCCCTTACATACAAGGTGTATTCACCGGTGAGGGTGTACCGGGACGGAAAACCGGAGGACTATGTGTGCTGTTATTGTGAGTTCGAAATGAGCCGGTCTAATAACGCATACCATTTTTACAAATTCGATGAAAGCGGGAAAGCCACGCATGTATCCGCCCTGTATTTTTATGAGGAGCTCATTCCAGGCGACGGCGACCCATATCCCACCGGCATGTTCATGTTTGCCGCAAACCCCACGGAGGACGGTATCGGTCTTTACGCAGTCTTCAACAGCGGCGACATATACAGCATGAATAAGAATTTTGAGCTTCAAAAAATCGAAAAGTCCGCATTCTATGCCACGCTAGTGGTGGTAAATGCAAAAGGATATGACCTATCTTTTGTTGGGACGCTGACCTGCGGAGGAACCTTTTTTGAGGGGTATAACCTGTTAACTGGTGCGTTTCGTACGGCATTTACGACAGACGGGGGTGCTGTACGTTTCAAGCTTCCAACAGAAGACCTGACGCAGAACAGTCAGGAGCCTGAACGAATCGAATATACGGATTCTGGTGGCAACGTTGTTGTATGGAGCGGATTCAGCGGAAGCACGATATATAGAGAGGCCACTGCAACGGTGGAAGGGGAACAAGTGACTGCCCGGATATATTACGGGTCCGGGTTGGTTGATTTTTATAAATCGGATGGTGGGGCGGCTTATGCCCTTCCGGCCACAAGTGTAAATAACCTTATCGTCACGGCCTGGAAAACGGATCCGGAGGCCACCAAAAAGATATCGAATATGCAGTTTGCCACTTGGTTCGGCGGGGACCGGTCCGGCATAAACGGGGGGACCCGCTTGTTTGCGTCCGGGAACCCGGATCATCCGAACCTGGTGCATTGGAGCGATATCAACAACCCCTTGTATTTCCCAGAAAACAACTAAGACTATATTGGGGAATCCTCCCAAAAGGTGACGGGGTTCGGAAAGCAGACGGACATTCTGGTGATTTTCAAGGAACACGAGATTTACAGCGCGGAGTATGTATCTGGAAACACCTACACGGCGCAGGATGTGATCGACGGCAAGGTGGTGGACGTGACCGCCAACGCCGCCATTTTTCCCATTACCCCCATTAATTCCGGGATCGGCTGTGACTGCCCAAACACGATTCAGCTTTGCAACAACCGTCTAATCTGGGCAACCTCCGACGGGGTAGTATACGGCCTGATGGCGGCAAACCAGGCGAGCGAGCGGAATGTGCGCAAGCTGTCTGCTATGATCGAAAGCCGTCTGAAGGCGGAAGACCGGTATTTGTTAAAAAGCGCCCTCTCCTGTGATGTAGACGGGCATTACATGCTGTTTGTCTGGAACCGGGTCTATCTACTGGATTATATGGACGGTGTGTTTCAGTATTACGTAACCTACTCCGACGAACGGAAGGCGCAGCGGAACATGTCTTGGTACTGCTGGGAATTCCCGGAGGAGTGTATGCCAGCGGCCGTTATGCCGAAGTGGGACCGACTGTCCGCTTTCTGTATCCGAAATTATCCGTATACAGATAGTTCCGGAATGCCGAAAAAGGCTTTGTTTGGCGCCGCCTATCTTCTGGACGGGGAGAGGGATTGTGTCTTTCACCCGAGCGGACCGGCGTTTGAAACGGGAGAGTTTGATATATCAGTGGAAGAACGGGAAATCCAATCGTGTTTTCAGACAAAGGTGTTTGATTTCGGGTCTCAGGAACGGAAAAAGAAGATTCACCGGCTTCATATGAACATGGCCGACACGTCTAACGCCCGTATCACGGTATCCTACGTCACCGAAAAAGGGACGATGGATGATGTGTATGAACTGTCCATGTCCGGCACTGGGGCAATGGTGGGGCGTATGCTCACACCCGGCGTGTCCAGGGTATGCCGGTTCGGCGTCCTGGTGAGCAGCGCCGGGGCGATCGGCGTGGACGGCCTGGTCATCCGGTATGAGATCGGCGGGGAGGCAATCTAAATGGCTAATTCGGCGCAGGAGTATATTGATAAACTGTACAACCAATCCCGGGGTATGGCCGGACAGCTTCACGAGCAGCGCAAGCAATCGGACGACGAGGTCATCCAGCAGATAAACGCCGCCATTGATCGCGCTACCGCGTCTTCCACAAACCCATACAAAACCCAGATGGAGCAGCTTCCGTCTCAGTATCAATCGCTGTTTGACGCAAACGCCGTGCAGGAGCTGGTGGGGCGGCGGCAGGTGCAGGAGGCGATGGCGAACATGGGGCTGACGGATTCCGGGCTCAACCGGACGCAGCAAACCGCTCTTTCGGTGCAGCGCGGGAACGCGGATGCCAGCGTCCGGCTGGCACAGCAGCAAAAGACCCAGGAGCTCCAGGACAAGATATCCCAGCTCGTGGAGAACGCGGCGGCACAAAAACAGCAGCAGGAGGCGTCTATCCGCGCGAATACCTCCGACTGGTACAATACCCTGCTGTCGAATTTCTACAGCACGGCCCAGCAGCAGGGAACCAGCTTGTACAACGCAGAGCAGGAACGGGCGGCCGCCGCGGCCGAGGCGGAAAGACAAAGACTGATCGCAGCAGCGGATGCCGAGGCCAAAGCGAAACAACAGGATTTTGAGAACCAGCTAGCGATCGCAAAAGTCCTTCAGGATTCCGGCGCGTCGTCGGAAGAGGTCAACCGCTATTTGCAGAGGGCGGCATCCGGGGCCGGAAACGGAACGCTTATCAGTGATACTGCGAACACCACGCAGTTCCGGGCGGCTATGATGACGCCGGGTGAGTTCTCTCGCAGGAGCACAACCAAGGCCAAGTACGGGAACTACGATAACTATATCAAATCGTTCCTGACCGATTGGTACAACCAAAACAAGCTATCCAACGAGGAGTTCGCCTTCCTTCTGAATTATTACGGGCTGTAGGGGTGATTTCATGGCATTGTCCTTTGAAGAAATCAAAAATAAGGTCACGGGGCAGCAAAGGAGTGGGACGGAATCCTTTGACGAGATCAAGGCCCGTGTATCTCAGATGAATATGACCAGCCCCCTCACGGCCGATGATGTGGACGCCTGGTTTGCCAAGTCACGCGAGCTGGAGGGCAAGACGAACCAATATCTGTCTGATTCCGGCACCTATGACGGGTGGAAGGGTGCCTCGTCCCCTTATGACGAGCTGCATAAGCACCGGCTTCAGGAGGCATCTGTCCGGGCTTGGCTGAACAGCAACAAGGACGCTCTCGGAGATCGATATGATGCGCTGTCCGCCCAATTGGGAGATTACTCCGGCGGATTGGGGCGTCTTTCCTCGGGAATACGGGATACGTCGGCCAATTGGCGGAACAGCCCGATTGGGGAATTGGATGCTTCTATTTCCGCAAACGAACAAAAGCTGACGGAGCTCCGGGCACAGTTGGACGAGACCGGCGACCAGTGGCATAAAAAAACGCTCAGCTCCCTATTGTCCGAACGGAAGCCTATACAAAACCAGATCAAGGAGTTGGAGAGCGAAAACAATCGCTTGCAGGATGAACTGAACGCATACAAAAAGGAATATTTTGAGGCGAGCATTCCTTCCGATCCTGACGGCATAAAGAAGATGGAGGCGGATATCGACGCCAAAATAGCCGCCTTACAGTCGAAGCTGGATGCCAAGCCGTTTGAAAAAGGACCCGGAAAGATATTATCTAAGATATTAACTGACGAAGGCATGAAAGTCGTCCAGCCGCAGGACGAAAACGCAATCGCGCAGGAAATCAAAACCCTGAAAGATCAAAAAGAACAACTAAACAATGCCCTGAAACGGGTTGAATACGCCCAAATTCCGAAAGCGGAGGATTTCGAAGAGTTTGCCAAGTATGTGCCCTCAAAAGACGATGAGTCTAAAATGGGGTTTTGGGAAAAGATGGGTTCCAGGCTTACGGGGGGCGGGTACGATCGGGATTATGAATATATAAACGATGAAAATGGGGCACGGGCTGAAATTAAGAGCTACATTTCCAATATGCGCTCCGACAGCCCAAGCTTATGGGAGGATGGGTCGTCCTCTCAGGAACGAGCCGGGTATGACTTTATCACGGATGATGAGGTCAAAATCTACAACTACATTTATGCAAAGCAGGGCAAGCAAGCCGCAAAGGATTACCTGGACACGCTTGATTTGACTGCACGGGCCAGGGGGGATGATCGGATTAAGTGGGAGCAGATGGCAAACGAAAATGCTCCCCTTGCGAGTACGCTGTCGGTTTTGGCTGGGCAATACAAACCGGCGGGGTATATTGAATCTGTAAAAGATTACATTACAGGTCAAGGGATTGACCCAAATTCGCACTATAACCGGTACTCTAAAGCGCAGTCTACTGTGCGCGAAACCGTTTCTAAAAACATTGAGGATAGTGTAGAAGGTGTATGGGGAAAAGTCGGTTCTTTTGGATACCAAACTGGTATGTCGATGGCCGATTTTCTGCTTTCCCTCATTGCAGGGGGCGGAAACCAGTCCTTTACCCTGGCTGTAATGGGATCGGGCGCGGCGGCGGATACGGTTATATCCGCGAAGGAAAAAGGGCTGGATGACACACGCGCCTTTGCCCTCGGTACTCTAGCGGGCGCGGCGGAGGTTGTGTTTGAGAAAGTCAGTCTCGATCATCTATTCAAAATCAAGTCAAAAGCCGGTATAGCTTCTAAAATCCTGGACGTACTGTCTCAGGCTGGGGTAGAAGGTTCGGAAGAAATCTTCACCGACATCGCTAACGAATTGGCAGACCGGCTGATAAGCGGAGACCTGTCCGATTATAGCCTTACGGTCAAGTCTTATATTGACGCCGGGCTGAGCGAAACCGAGGCGAAGAAAAAGGCCAATGTCGACTTTGCGGAACAGCTTGCTTTGTCCGGGCTTGGCGGTTTCTTGTCCGGTGGTGTGCTCGGCGCCGGGGCGGTAACGCTCAACAACACGATTGGCACCAGGGCGATCGGCCGGGACGTGATCCGTTCCGGGGATGTCAACTCCACCATCGGCGAAGGGCTGAACCTGGACGTGAACGATCCGTTGTACCGGGCAGCGGCGGAGCTGGCGATGCGGCAGACGGAAGGCGGCAAGCTATCGGCCCGCAAGGTTGGAGAGTTGGAAACCGGACTGGAAGCCAAAGCCCTCGACAGGCTTGAATCCCTGCGCGGCCAGATGGCCCGCATATTGAGCGGGGACACGCAAAACGGCGACGAAACGGCGCCGCTCGGCACGGTGTATACCAAATCCAAAACCGCCCAAAATGGGCCTTCAAACGCCCAAGACGGCCATTCGGCAAACGCGGATGTTCAAACTAACGTTCCATACACAGTCAATGTGGAGGCGGCAAAGCCCCTGGACGCGCAGGCAAGGATGGGCAACTCAGCCGTTACGGTGCAAGGGGTTGAATCCGTCCAGGACGGGGACGTGACCGTCACCCTGTCGGATGGAACTAAAGTTCCTCTTTACGACGTGGAAATCGCCGACCCGCAGATTCGGCAGTTATACGACACGGCGGCGAAGTATGACACGAACACGGCCAAGGCGTTTGTTTCCGGCTTCGACGGGTCGCTGCCGATCTCGACCTATCAATCGGCGTTCGACTACTTCATGACGCAGGCGAAACACGGGGTTTCAATGGACGAGGCCATGCAACACGCGGGGCTGGCGGGACAGATGATGTCCCCCGTATCCAGGCAGACCGCCTATTTCGCAGGGGAAAACTTGCAATCCTCCGGTTCCCGTGGTAACATGGGGGCGGAGAATGTAGCTACGGGAGGGATGAATCGTGTATCTGAGGGATTTGACCGAGGAAGAGAAACAGGCGCTTCACAATACCCCGGGATATCAGGAAGAGTTCGAGAGAATAACAGCGCTCGGGAAGGAACGGCAGCGCCGGATGAAGGTGCTCGAAGAAATCAAGCCTTTGGACGAGATTCCGCACGAAAGGCTGAGAGAAATTCTGAACGCGGAGGACTTCCCGATCGAGAGCATCCGGCAAGAACTGAAAAAAAGGTAGTCCGGACCGATAGAGGAAAGGCGAGATTCGAGGCCGTCAGGGAATCGGATTTATCTCCCAAGCAGAGGGCCGAAAACGAGGTTGCAAAGGCTTATGGCTATGAGCTGTACCACGTCCCGTATGGAACGGAGGTGCGGGTAGGCGACACGATCGAAACCATGGACAGTGTTGCCTTTGTTAAGACTGGAACCAACCTCATCTTTGCTCAGGATGGAACCGATTTGGATTTTATCCACCATGAATTGTTCCATCAGTTTTACGAAGGCCGTGCGCCTCTTTCTGGTGAACTTTTCGTAAACACGGAGGGGAAACTAGAATATGGGGCGAAGCAATGGCAGGACTATTGGGATCGCTGCAAGGCCACCTACAAAAAGAAGACCACATATGACATCGTGTACGAAGAAATCACCTGCGACCTCTGCGAATACGCGATGTCCGGCTCGGAGAAGATGTACAACCGCCTGAACGGCCTGTTTGAAGGGGATACCCTGGAAACACTGGCGGAACAGGCAAGGGAGGTATTCGAAGCCAACCGGGAGGCGGCGCAAAAAAACACCGCCGTGGAAACTGACGGCGGGACACGATATTATCTGGAAGAGTACACGGATCATCAGAAAGAGAATTGGGCTGGAAGCAAGAGCATTGTAGTGTATGAGAGCGACGCACAGCTAGAACAGTTCATTGACGATGCGCTGAATAAGAGGAACCTGGACAAAAAGATGTATTTCGGCCGGGTTCCTTTTGACTTGGCACAGCGGGTCATGGATGAAACCGGTATGGATATTGACGGATACAACTGCACGATCCAGGCGCAGGAAATCCGGAAAATCCTGGTCCATTCGCACGGGAATGAGGCATTTGAACGTGCGCGTGGTCAACGTGCCATCACGAAGGAAGATATTATAAATATCCCAGAGGTGATTTCGTCTCCGGACAGCATATCCTTGTCCCCGAAGCTGTACGAAGGGAAACCAGTAATCCGGTTTTCCAAAACGATCAATGGGCGCACAACGGTTGTGTCGTATGTATCAAAAAAGCACCGCGACTTAGCGGTGCAGACGATGTATGCGAGCGCAAAAAAAGGAAGCCTTGCCACCGCGACAGATGCTCCGATGAGCGGCCCCCTGTCTTTAACGCCCGAAACGACCGGCGGTACAGCTTCCAATAACAGTATAGGGGAAAACCCTGATACTGTCAATACCAGTATACCCAAAAGCCCGGAAAAGGATACCGGGACCCGGTTCTATATGGACGACGCGGTGGAAGAGGTACGAGGCATCAGGGCATACCACGGGATGACGACAGAGGATTTGGATAGTGCTGTGCAATCCGGCCTCCCTCCGCTCCATACGGACGGAGCCGGGGACATCAGCCTCCTTTTCCGCCCGGAAGCATCCCTTTCGTATGATACGGAAACGCCTGTTCAAGACACAGGGTTTGGTGCCCGCCTTTCCTCCATTGCCGGGCGTATGGCGGGCGGCCGGACGGCAGACGCGATGGAATCCAGCCGAGTACTTCTGGATGTGCTGTCCAGAAGCCACACAAAAGAGGATATCCGGAAGTCCCTGGAATCGCTGGGGAAATTCTCCGTCACGGACGAAATCGTGGCGGATATTTTTTCGCTTTCCAACGATATGGCGGAATCCCCCGGCATGGTATACCGGGATGCGGCGGGATTGGAGGACGTGGCGGCCGCCGTGGTGCCGGACACGCTGGACGAGGATCTGAAAACCCAGCTTGAAGCGGCGGGGATCAAGACGGTGGAGTACAAGGCCGGGGACGATGCCGACCGGGTGCGGGCACTGAACGAGGCGCCGGAGCTGCGGTTTTACCTAGAGGACATATCCCCCGTGGATGTAGACCTCCTGACGGAAGAAAACCAGGCGCTCCGGGAACAGGTGGAGACCCTGCGCGGGGAATTCCAACTGACAAAGGGGCACAAGGTAAAACCCGCCAGTATCGGGAAACTGGCCGATACCATCCTGAAGGAAACCAGCAGTTCCTACGACAAGGGAACCCTGGTGAAAAACCTGGACGCCCTGTTTTCGTATATCGCCAACGATCCGGACGCCAATTTCGACGAGGCCATGGACGTATCGGTGGAAATTGCGAATAGCGTCCTGCGGGAATCCTCCGCCCTGGATTCCACGTTGTACGAGAAGTACCGGGACATGCGGGAATATTTCCGTAAGACGGCCATATCCCTGGACGAGGATATCCGGGCGGGGATGGATTACGAGCGGTTCCGGAAGGAACATTTCGGCGGGTTCCGTCTGACGAACGACGGCGCGAGCCTCGATAGCCTGTGGCCGGAGATCAGCGGGCGTTGGCCGGAGTTCTTTTCCCCCGATACCCCCATCCAGGACCAGCCCCAGGCGGTGGCGGATGCGCTGCGGACGGTCAAGCCGTCGTATGTCAACCCCTATGGGATGGACGCGACGGAGGCCGCCTATGACCTGGCCATGCGGGTGTATGAGGAATACTTCAACCTTCCGGAAATCCACACCTTCGCGGACAAGAAAAAGGCCGAGCTCACCCAGCTCCGGGCCAAGTACGAAAACCGCATCCAGGCGATCCGGAAAGGGTACAAGGCCAAGGAACAGGCACTTGTCCAGGAGCAGCGCCAAAAACGGAAGGATTTGAAGGATGAAAACCGTCTGCGCCTGGCGGCACAGATGGAAAAGGTGCGTGAGCAGCGGAAGGCAGCCGCCGATAAGAGGTGGGAAAGCGCCCTGGTGCGCCGGTATAAGCCCCGGATCATCCGTGACACGATGGAGCTTGGGAGATGGCTGACCCATCCCACCGACAAGAAGCATGTGCCGGAGCCGTTCCGGAAAGCGGTGGCGGAGTTCGTAAACACCATCGATTTTAGTTCCGACCGGCTGAACAGCAAAGGCAAGCCCACCATGCGGACCATGGCGATGCAAAAGCTGTTTAATCAGATGAATACCATCCTGAAAAGCGAAAGCGGGACCTTTGAAGAGGCGCAGGCGATATTTGACGGCGCTGACCCCGACCTGATCCCGAACATGGCCGACCTCATCCAAAACGCCGAACGGGTGCGGATCGAGGACATGACCGGGACGCAGCTCGGGGAGCTGGCTCATGTGGTGGCGGCGCTGAAAAGTATGCTGACGAACGCGAACACCCTGATCTCCGGGGAACGGACACGCGCGGCGGAACAGGTGGCTAAGGGCATCCACATGGACCTGATGGGGCAAGAAGCCAAGGAGTATACCGGCCTGCTCGGCCTCGGGAAACGGCTGGTAAACTACGATATGATGGACGCGCCGAGCTACTTCGAGGAGCTGGGCGAGACGGCATACCGGGAGATATACAAGCCTCTGCGCAGGGGATTCGACCGGAAAATCCAGAACACGACGGAGGCTGTCGCGTACATGCAGCGGCTGCTGAAGGGGATTGATACCGATACCTGGAGCGGCACGAAGGCGGAAAAGCATACCTTCAAGGTTAGGGGCGGGACCGTATCCCTGACCACGGCGCAGATCATGAGCCTGTATGAGCTGTCGAAGCGTGACCAGGCGCGAGGGCATATCCTGGGCGGCGGTATCCGCCCATCGGATACCGTGAAGAAGATGCGGATCGACAAAACGTTCCGGCCGGTGACATTGACGGCGCAGGACCTTAAGGAAATCGTCGGGACGCTGACGCCGGAACAGCGGGCGGTGGCGGACGGGATCGCAGATTTCTTCAAGGTCACAGCGGAGTGGGGCAACGAAGTCTCCATGAAGCTGTATGGATACCGGAAATTCACCGAGCAAAACTATTTCCCCATTGTGTCCGACAAGAACTACCTCACCACCATGCAGGGGGACCTCAAACGGCCTGATGCCGTGCTCAAAAATCTGGGTATGACCAAATCCACCGTGGCCGGTGCCAACAACCCAATCATGGTGGAGGATATCTTCGACGTGTTCACCCGCCAGGCGGACCAGATGGGGAGCTACAACGCTTTTGTGGTGCCGTTGTCGGATTTGAGCAAGGTGTTCAACTTTAAGGCGTCGGAACCAGGAGGCGAGGTACAAGGGAGCATCAAGGAAAGCCTGGAACGGGCGCTGGGGCATGACGCGGTGGCCTACTGGAACAAGCTAGTGGAGGATATCAACGGCGTATCGAAGCAAACCCCTCCCACTATCGGCGACAAGCTGCTGTCAAACATGAAGGCAGCCGCAGTCGGGGCAAACCTACGGGTCATCATTCAGCAACCTACGGCATATCTGCGGGCGGCAGCGCTGATAGACCCGAAGTATCTGGCGAAGGGGCTGGCTACGAAGTCGGATATCGACGAGATGAACGAGTATGCCCCCATTGCCTACTGGAAGGACCTCGGGTTTTTCGAGATGGACACGGCCCGTGGGATGAAGGATATCCTGATGGGTAAGAAAGGGCTGCGGGATATCGCCATGAAGCCCGCCGGATGGGCGGACACCAAGACCTGGGGAAAGCTCTGGAACGCGGTGAAAGCGGAAATCCGGGATACAACCGATTTTAAGCCCGGGACGGTGGAGTTCCTGGAAGCGGCCGGGGAGCGGTTTTCGGAGATCATCGACCGGACACAGGTGGTGGATTCGGTTCTGCACCGGTCCCAAATGATGCGGAGCAAAAACTTCATCAACAAGACGGTCACATCGTTCATGAGCGAACCGACCAAAGCTTACAACATGCTGCGGTCGGCAGTGCGGGACGTGCAGAAAAACGGATGGAAGAAAGGCCGGAGGCGGCTGGTTCGGGTAACTGTCGCCCACACGGCAACGAGTATTTTGACGGCGTTATTGGCGGCCCTGGTAGACGCTATTCGGGATGATGACGAAGAAAAGAAGTGGTGGGAAAAGTACTTATCCGCTGTAGGCGAAAACACCCTGGACAACTTGAGCCCCCTGAACATGCTGCCATATCTCAAAGATGTGGCGTCCCTCCTGTCCGGGTATAACCTGACACGGCAGGAAATGGCGGGCCTAACGGATGTCGTGAACGCGGGGCGGGCCTGGATGTCCTATTTCCAAGGGGATTCGAAGTATTCGGTTGCATGGCTGATAAAAAACAGTGCGGCGAGCATCAGCAAACTCACGGGGATCCCGGTGGCGGCGGCCACGCGGGACCTGGAAGCGCTGGTCGGTGGAAGCATCCGCACACTGGGAGATTTCGGGGTCCCGACGGCACGGCTCGAATATATCCTCGACACCTTCTATTATCCCGTGAATTCTAAGAACGCCTCCCGATATGCGGGACGTGCCTATGACGCATACCGGGAAAACAACCCGAAGCTGGCGAAGGATATCATGGAGGCGATGGAAAAAGGCGGAATCAGCGAGGAAAAAATCGTCTACTACATGCGCAAGAACCTCCGGGAACGGGACGACCGGATCGCCGAGGCCGGGCGGGCCAAGCTTGACGGGAACATGTCGGCGTATGCCCGGATCGTCGGGGAAATCCGGAACGATGGGTTTGACCGGGAGTGGGTGGTCGGTGCTGTGGATGGATGGGTTTCCAAGCTCGAAAGCGCGGCAAAAGAGAAGGCGGACGGGAAAACCAAGGAGCTTAAAGAAAGCCTGGAGGAAATCACGGACGGCGGGGCGGATCAGGAATGGGCCGAAGATGCCGTGAACAGGTTAGCCGACAGTCAAAAGAAGAGACCGGCCAATGATGCAGACGATGAGGAAGAGTACGAGGGCCTGTTCGAGGGTTCGGATGTGGTGATGGCGCTCGAGGCTGGAAACACGAAAGAAGCCAAGGCCGTCATACAAGAGATGACGGACAACGGGAAAGAGGAATCCAGTATCCGGTCTGCCGTGACTAGGTATTACAAGCCGATCTACCAGGATTTGTACAAAAGGAAGGATGAGGCCGGTATGAGAAAGCTCCGGGAAACGCTGGTTGGCTTGGGGATTGGCTACAAATCCGGGGACTTCACACGATGGATTCAAGACATGGAGAAATAAAGGACGGCGGGGTGTAACAGCCCCGCCGTTTCCAATGAGGTGATGAAGATGAGTACACCCATCAGGACTGTAACCTTTTCGGCAACCCTGTCTGGGGTAACGCCGGACCAGCCGCAATTTGCGGGGGTGCAGGGGGACCACAACGCCACGTCCGTTGTATTTGCGCTGGATGAGGCGTTGGTGAACGCGGCGTATCAATACCGGTTCGAGTTTGTGGACGGCGCAGGCGGGTATGATACCACGGATTTCGTGACCTTGTCAAACAATCAGGCATCGTGTTTGCTGCCGGGGAACTGGACAGGCGCCGGATCGACCGGAACCATCCGGCTTTGTGCGGTAATCCTTGGCGCGGACAACACGGAGGAACAGGTGGCGTACACCCTGTCCGGACGCCTCAAATTTGCGTCCCGGGATACGGGTACGCCGATGGAGACGGAGTATGAAAAGGGGCTGTCGGGGCTGATCGCGGACACGAAGGACGCGGCGGATGCGGCCAATCAAGCGGCGGCAGATGCGGAGACAGCGGCAGATGCGGCGCAGGCGGTGGCCGATACGGTACAGCAAAAGCTTGATAACGGGGAATTTATCGGCCAACCTGGCGATAAAGGCGAAAAGGGAGACAAGGGAGATAAAGGGGACCCAGGAAAGGATGGGGTAGCCGTTATCACTAAACTAAGCCCCGGCATGTTTGCCTTTAGCGTCAATGCGGAGGGGCATTTGATCCTGACGCACAATGATAATGAGCCCGCCCCGCCCTTTTCGATACAGGACGGGAAACTTATCTATACAATATCTTGAGGAGGAAGGACGAAGAATGGCACAGGTATTAGATTTGGGAAGCGTTATGGGCCCGCAAGGACCGAAAGGGGATCAGGGAGATACCGGCCCGCAGGGGATTCAAGGTGAGCAGGGACCGAAAGGAGATACCGGGGCAACCGGCCCGAAAGGAGACACAGGCGCGACGGGACCGAAAGGGGATCAGGGAGACCCTGGCCCGGTGCCAACTTTCCACATAGATGAACAAGGTCATTTGATCGCAACATACGAGTGAGGTGTATGGCATGTCAGTTACCACAGTAAATTTGGGCAGCGTTATAGGCCCGGTGGGCCCGCAGGGCGAAGCGGGAGCGGACGGAGCGCCCGGCCCGAACGAGGTGAGCACCAACACGGAGACGAACATTACTGGCCTACTCAAAGGCAACGGGGCCAATGTATTGTCGGCGGAGGCAGGGGTAGACTTTGCCGCGGCAGGAATCGCGGATTCGGGGGGATCGGCGTCTACCGGGTATTGGGTTAAATATGACGACGGGACGATGATTTGGACCGCGACAAGGACCATGTCAGTGGAGCCTTTTTCCGCGTCCGGGAGTTTATATATTAGCTCATTTATAGATTTGGGGACGTTTCCGGAATCGTTTTATGGGACTCCCTTTGTTAAGGCGGAGCAGCAATACGAGCCAACCAAATGGACCACATCTGTGACCAACACGTCGTCGACATCGGTCGGTAAGGTTGCGGTCTTGAGCGCACTGGCAACGACTAACGGAACGCCGCTATCGATCAAGTGTTTCGCCATCGGCCGGTGGAAGTAAAGGAGGAACCCCGATGACCATACACACCCGATATATGAAGGAAAACGATTGCTACAAAGTGGGGAGGAAAAACCGGCTCAAAGGAATCATGGTCCACTCGACCGGCTGTGCGTATGTGCCCGCCTCGGGGTGGTTCTCCCGGTGGAACAAGCCGGGGATCGAGAAATGCGTCCACGCCTTTGTCGATGACAAGGAGGTATGGGTCTATCTCCCCTACGAGATGGGGGCGTGGCACAGCGGGACGGGAGGGGCCAACCCCGCCAATATTGACCACATTGCGTTCGAGATGGTCGAGCCGGGGCCAGGCGCGTCGTCCCCGTCATACGATCCCGCCCGGTATGAGGCGTATACCAGGGCTTGCATCGCCAATGCCGTGGAGTACTGTGCAATGCTCTGCCGTCAGTTCGGGTTCACGGCGGCGGATATCACCAGCCACTATGAGGGGTACAAAAAGGGGATCGCGTCGAACCACAGCGATCCCAAGCATTGGTTTGACAAGCACGGGTACAGCATGGACATGTTCCGCCGCGAGGTGGATCGAAAACTGAAAGGGGTTATTGAGATTATGGGAGACGTTATCTATGTGGATGGGCTGATCGACTATATCAAAAACAACAGCATTAAGCTGGACGAGGGAGGCGTGGAGCCCGCGCCCCCGGCCGAAGTCCCGGAGGTTACATACCAGGCATACGCCAATGGCAGATGGTGGTCGGAGATCACCGGCTGCCACGATGACGACAACAGCGGGTTTGCGGGAATACGCGGTAAAGCCTTGTCCGGCCTGTACGCCAGGTCCAGCCGCGGGGTGATCCGGCTGCGCGTCCACCAGGGAGACGGGGACCGGTGGTTAAATTGGCAAACCAACGGGGAGGATTACGCTGGCAATCTCGGCAAGGACATCGATCTGATCCAGGCGGAGCTGATCGACTGTCCCGGATACGCGCTGGAATACCGGGCGTCCAACCCCGGCCGGGATTATTGGTCCTGGATCCGTAACTGCGACAACCCCACCCCCACCCTGCAATATGCCGGTGTCCCCGGCAAGCCCATTGACCGGGTGCAAATGAGGATCGTGGGGGTGTAAGGGATGGCGGAAATCCTTGTGCCGATCATAACCGCCGGGTTAGCGTTGATCGGTACGGCGATCGGGAGCTTTTCGGGGTTCAAGCTGACCAGCTACCGCGTGGAACAGCTTGAAAAAAAGGTGGACAAACACAACAACTTTGCCTCCAGAATGCCGGTAGTGGAAGAGCAGATCAAGGTGATTAACCACCGGCTTACCGACCTGGAGGACTATCATAAGTAAAGGAGATGGAGACATGGACATCATCAACTATATTGTGGACAACGCCCTGGTCCTGATCCCGGCCCTGGTCATCATCGGGGCCATTGTCAAACATATCGAGGTGATCCCGGATAAGTTTATCCCGCTGATCCTGCTAGTATTTGGTGTAGGCGGGGCCTTGGCGATCATGGGCCCCACCGTGGACGCAGTGATCCAGGGCGTACTGGTCGCCGGCGCGGCGGTGTACGGCAACCAGCTCGTCAAGCAGATGGGAAAGAGTGAGTGATGCCAACCAGTAGCATATACCACGATGTGGTGATCGACAGTGACGAGGCGGCGGAAAGGTTGCTGGAAGTGCTAGAGCAGTCCGAAAAGTGGGCCGAAGGAAACGCTGAGCCGCAAGGCGGGGAAGTATAAAAAGAATCGTAACAATGGACGTCCGCATATGACGGGCGTCCTTTTCATTTAAAACATAAAGGAGAATGGATTTATGTTAGTG